GTAAGTACGCGTCGTGCGTGTCTGGACACCCCCCCTTGGTTGCGCGTGGTTGCGTCATCGTGTTAGTGAGTCCCCTTGGTGGGGTGGGGTGGGGTGGGGTGCCTCTCATCTTCTTGTTTTTGTTTCGCATCATGCTCGAGTGTTGACTTCGCATACGTCTGTGCGTCCCATACACCACCCTGTGCTATCTCCTGTAGCGCCTCCCGTAGTCGTACCACCTCGGCCTCCAACGACAAGGCATACCGGGCAAGTCGAGCCTCGGCGTGAACCATCAGCGTCCCGGCCTGTCCTGACCAGTCCTCAACGTCTGGTCGTTCTGCGATCCGTTCTAGGTTTGGCCGTTCCAGCGGTGTCTTGTCGGGGCTAGCCACCCGGCTTCTCCTTCGGCTCATACGACCACGCTGACTGATTCAGTTCAGCGTCTTCGCGGAGCAGCTGTTCCCAGCGTTCGGTGCCCATGCAGCCGAGGTAGCGGCCCTCCGAGTCGTACACCGTCACCATCCCCTCACGCGTCTCGATAGGCTGGTCGCACCCTCCTAGAACTGAGGCGGAAGAAGCCGGTGGAACTGCGACATCAAGCCCGGCTTCTTGTCCCGGCCCCACGCCGGTATCCGCCTCAAGCGTCCGTAGTCTCTCCCGCTCCAGGGCATCGTCAGCGATGGTGTTCCACTCGTCCCGCTCCTGGCGTAGCCCTACCGCCTCGGCCTCCAAGTCGATGAACGCCAGAGCGAGGATCTTTGCCTCATGGTTGTCGAACGGAATCTCCGCGAACTCGGCTGCGATCTGCATCGGTGTCTTGTCGGGGCGCATCTATGCACACTCCCACGGCGACCAGCCCGCATCGAGCCAGTACGCATGAGCCGCACGAGCCTGAGCCATCGCCGACGACCCGTGCCCATATGCAGATCTCGCATAACTGCCCATTTGGAACAGGCCGAGATACTGCCCGTTCCGAGCCGACGTCGAGTACGTGTTGCCCGTCTCACACGCCACCACATCAAACGCCTTCACACGCTCAGCCGGCGTCTTCCAGTACGTGCGGACGGCACGGAACACGTCAGGGGGGACAGGGGCACGAGCCTCGCCACGCGCAACCATGAACAGAGCGCCGAGAGTAACTCCGACTAGAACCGTTGTTAGCTTCACGTGATCCCCTCCAGCCATGCGACAGCAACAGCCGCAACATGAACGAGCTCGGTTCGCACATCTTCGCCGTCGTGGAACGCTTTAGCGACTTCGCCCACCTCCTCGACCAGCGCCGCTAAACGAAGGTCATCGGGGCAATCCTTCATTGACGCGACCCACTCGAGCCGACCAGACTCATGCAGCATCTCTTGCCGGAGCCGTTCCTTGCGGACGAGCTGCATAACACTCACAGCGCACCCGTGAACGCGAACGATTCCTGTGCCGGATCGACTTCCTCCTCGAGCGCGCGGAGGTTCTTCACAGCCTGACTGTAATACGACGGCTTTAACTCCACACCGACCCCTTTACGTCGAGCCCGGACAGCAGAGTAGACCTCTGAGCCGACACCCATGAACGGCGTCAGCACCGTGTCATGCGGGTTGCTCCACAACGTCAGGCACCGGTCGATCACGTCAAGCTGCAACGGATGCACATGCTTCTCGTCCTCCTCGTCCCGCGCCTCACGATACGGAAGAACCCGGTCGAGCCGTACGTCGTCCCAGAACGCGGATGCGTACTGTCGCCATACCCAGTGCGAGTAGCGGTTCTCGATCTGGTTGCCAGTCCAGCCGCGATAGCCCAGAACATCGTTCGGTGGCTGCCGCTCACCAGCGTACTCGGTCAGGCCTTGCGGATGCGCGATCGGCTCGGGGTTCTCCCCGGACTTCCTGAACAGAAGGAGATAGTCGGCGGACGCGGCCGAGCAGCGAGACGAATCGTCGACGATCGTCTTGTGGGCGAGCGCCTTCGTCATCGTCCGGTTCCGCACCGTCAGAGGCTCCTTCCACACGTGATAGCGGGCAACATAGGCAAGACCGCACGACTCATGCAATCGGATGATGTCGCCCGGAAAGTCCATCATCGAGTCGCCCTTTCCCGTGTTCGACCGTGGCACGTCCATGCAGTGAACAGCCGTTGTGCGTCCGGGCATCGTGAGCCGTTCGATCTCTCGGACAACGAATTCGTAGTGCTCCATGAACTCGTCGTAGCCTGAGCAGTTCGACAGGTCACGGGGAGAGCTCGAATACTGGTACAGACCGGCGAACGGAGGCGAATACACGGACAGTCCGATCGACCCGCCCGGGAGTGTCGGCATCACCTCTAGGCAGTCGCCCTGGTAGAGCGCGTATTCGTCGGTGACGACCTGGTCTACAACCATGCGGGGATCTCCTCCCTTTCGGTGAAGTCGTTGCTGTGTTCGATCTTGAGGGCGTCGTTCATGTGCGCGACCAATCTCGAGAACATCCGGTCAGCCTGGGCCGCCTTCCGTTGCAGGTTGCGAAGCGCTCCGAGGCCGCCCTCAGTCGTGATCAGGTCGACCCGAACCTGCCGTTCCTGCCCGAACCGCCAACAGCGGCGAACACCCTGGTAGTACTGCTCGTAGGAGTGTGACGGGAAGAACGTCACATGGGCGCACTTTTGGAGGTTGAGCCCCCACGCGCCGATCTTCGGCTTCGTCACCAACACCCGCAGATTGCCTTCCGCGAAGTCCATCAGCCGGCGCTCTTTAGCCTCGTCGGTGTCCGCACCCTTCACCTGTTCCGCGTCAGGGATCAGCTTCGTGAGCAGGTCTCCTTCATCGTTCAACTGGCACCACACAAGCGCCTGCTCGCCGTGGTCGACGAGTTCGGCGACCCTCTGGCAGCGTTCCTCGATCGTGCGGCGGGCTTCTTCCCGTTCCTCATGCAACCCCTGCGACGGAAGGTCGAACAAGCGATCTTCGCGCGGCGCTCGAGCCTCGACTAGATGCTCGTTCTCGTCCAGCGGCGGCAGCACGAACCCATCATCTTCAAAGCCCAGGTCCGATGGCCGCCGAGTCGCTCGAGCCCAGGAACACACCCACCGCCAGAACGGATCCTCCGCATGGCCCTTGAACCGCCACATCGACGCTCGCCCGTGAAACGCTTCTTGCCGTTCCTTGATCTTCCAGCGGAACTGATGCGTCCGGCCGTGGCTCGACTTGTCCGCCGACACAAAGAACCGGCTGAGCATGTCCATATGCCCGAGCTCACCCAACGCCTCCGACGACGTACCCAACTCCACATAATCGTTAGGGGCAGCGGTAGCGGTGCAGAGCAATCGGAACGGCAGCTTCCGCATAAAATCCGTGATCTGCTGACGCCGAACCCCATCGAAGTTCTTCAGGATGCTCGACTCGTCGCACACCACCCCGGCGAACCTGTGCGCGTCGAACTCCTCGAGCCGCTCATAGTTCGTAATCACCACAGGAGCGCCGATCGACCCGTCCTGCGATCGCTCCGCGATGATCCCGAACTTCTCCGCCTCCCGCAACGTCTGGTAACTCACAGCCAGCGGCGTCAGGATCAGCACCGGCTTGCGTTCGCGGTGCGCGACCTGGTCAGCCCACACCAGTTGCATCGGCGTCTTCCCCAGACCGCAATCCGCGAACAACGCAGAGCGTCCCTTCTTCAGTGACCACTCAACGAGCGCACGCTGGAACCCAAACAGGAACTCTGGTAGGTCGTCCGGGTCGAACCCCCAGTCCCCGCCAAGCTGAAGCTTCTTCTCTAGGAAAGTTACGTAACCCAACTGTGAACCTCGCTTTGACGGGCCAGTACGCGACCGCTACCGAAGCAGCGACCCTGCATCTTCTCTTGCTCACCCCTACCCAGAGCGGTTGTTCTTGGGCTTCGTCCCAAACCCCACCCCTCCGGGAGTCCCGGCGGAAGGTCAACATGGAGCTCGGCTCGCTGTAGCTTGTTCGCGGCATCTAGCTCAACGGAACCCTCATCACGCTCCGGCCCGGTGTTCCCGGGGCTCGCGCTTGACGTCGCCACGCCCTTGGCTGCCTCGCTTGTCAGAGCGTGAAGCGCCCCTCCAACCGATCGATCTCGTCCAGCGACAACGTCGACAGCGGTGGCCGCTCCAGCTCGAGCGACTTCTTCACTGCGCGTGAGAACTTGCCGTACTTCAAGTGCGCGGTGGGCGGGCCGGGTAGCAGGCCGGCGCGTTTCTTGCGGCGCCACTCGGCTAGCCATGCGGGTTCGTGCCCGGAGCGTTGCGGTTTCCTGCTCAACGGGTACGCTTTCCATGCTTGTCCACGCGAGCACAGTAACACGGGGCCGGGAGATACTCAAACCCGGCCCTTCTTTTTGTTCGTGCGTCGCCGTAGACACTCATGCGTGTCCTTGCACACCACAGCCACCGCATGAGTCGACACCAACACCGTCCGCATCAACGCCTCACCCGACACGCCACGCTGACCGCACCTGGCGCAGCGAGCCTTGTCGTGGAGCTCGCCGAGCGGCAACGCGCCAAGGTTCCGGTTCGCGTACGTCATCGTCGGGGCTTTCGTATCGAGGCTGCGATAAGCATGTGAACTGCGTAGCCGTTCATCCAGACGAGCGGTAGCAACCAGACCGGAACGCTCATGCGCACACGTCCAGTTGCACCAGATCCCGGTGCGCCCCACACGCAAACTCAGCACGGGCGGACAGCACATGCCCGCAGTAGATACACCTTCGCTGCTTCGCACACGACTGGCAGAACGACGCGGGTCGCGGGAACCTGCGGAAGAAAATGTGATCCCTGGTGATGCGCAACGGGACACCGCACGAATGACACGACCGCGGCTGGCCGGGATCCCAGTTCGCCCGTGACGGCTCAGCCAAAGTAGTACCCCGCAGCGAAGCCGCATGTTGCTACCACAAGGATCAGAATCGCCTCAGCCATAGAAGTAGAGGATCAGACCGAGCGTGAAGAAACACCCCGCCACAAACAACACCGCGGCCTGCGTCTTCCGTGAGAACGTCACCGGCTCCGGTTCCCAGCTAGGCAACGTCACGCACCACCGACAAAACGATGAGAACCAGCATGACGATGCACGCCAGATAGATCATCACTGCAAACGGGTTACGCAGCGACTCCCGAAAGGTTTCCTCACGCATCCTTGTCCTCCAGAATCGACTCGATCCACAGCCCGAAAGGGTCATGGCAGAAGAAAGGTTCCGGCCCGGACGCCCCCAGCGGTCTAGGAGCGGCCACGGATGCAGTTGGAGAGGGAAGTTGCTGCGGCTTCCCGTCGGGGTCTGCCACGCGGCATGGTTCCGGGCCGGATTCTGTGCCACTCACTGAGGGCAGGAGACTCGCACTCCGACCGTGCGGCCCGCTCGAGTCGGAACCGAGACGGGATGTTCCCCGGCCCTCAGTCAATGACACAGACTTAGCGGGGCGGGACGACTCAGCGGCCGTATCCTCGGCATGTTCTTCCCGCCCCTTCTTGACGAGCGCCAGATGCTCACGATTCCGCATCGGCCCTCGGTTCAATCTTCTCAGGCTCAGTCTCCGTGTAGCCCCACGGATCCAGGCCCTCGTCCCACCGGTCGCGCCGATCCTCGTCGTCGCGTTCCCGCGGACTCGGTTCGCCGTCATAGTAGGGGTTGTCACCCCAACTGTTGCGGTCTAGTTCGCGGCTCAAAACGGCACGTCCTCGTCCGCCGCCGCCGGCTCACGCTGGAAAATATCCACCTCAGCCGAGATGATGAGCTCGCGGCACGTGGCGGTCATGAAGTTCTGAATGTCCAACCTGCCGGGCTCTTCTGACTGCACCGACCGCCACTGGCTGTAGGCGAGGGCGAGCGCGTCCGGCAGCAGCGCCACCCAGAGCGCGCACCGGGTCTTGCGCAAGCCGATCAGATCCCAGTCCGCCTCGCCGGTTTCCGTCCTCGACGCGATCGGTGAGTCTTCATGCGGCGTTACGCGGAGCAGGTTCTTGAAGTCGCCATCCTGTTCCCACTCAATGTCGACCTTCTGCCCCTTCAGCCCGTCGTGGACGACGCCCCGCTCGAACGTGCCGTACCAGTTTTCGTTGCCGTCCTTCAAAGCCCATTTCGTCCACGGCTTCCCCGTCTTCTGCGACACCCCGGACTTCTCTGTGGTGGCCTCTACAACGATCGTCGTTACCTGGCTCATGATTCCACCTTCAATGGGAGGAGGCCTGCGGTGCCGTCGTTTAGCCACAAGCCGATGACGCGAACCTTCCGTCCATCCTGGAGATACAGAACGAGCTCGGAGAGGCTGGCATTGTCCCACTCGACCGATTCGACAGACGCGCCGATAATGGCCTCGTACTCGGTGAACTCGACCGGGCCGATCATGACTGGATCCCAAACTCGCGTTTCAAGTACACGTCTGCTGCGCCGCGGCCCATCTTCCCCACCAGATACGCGCGCACATGCTGACCCTTCTCCGACTCCAAATACCTGGCCAGCCGGAACCGCACCCAGCCCGCATCCACCCGGGCCGGGAACCCCGACTCGGGGACGTACGGTGAGCCGTGGTACGCGCCGTGGCAGCGCTTGCACAGGAACACGATGTTGTCCTCCACATCATCCCCACCCTGGCTTTTGAGCCTGACGTGGTGCGGTTCGGTGTACCGCTCCGCACAGACTAGGCACGGCAGCCGTCCGGATTGGCCGGCGTCGGCTAGTTCCCGCATCAAGGCAGGGTCGACAATCCTGCGAGCAGGACGAGGATCAGCGACCATCCGTGTCCTCGGGTGGTATCGGCGCCTCCGAAATCTCGGCGAGCTCCAACCTGCGCGGCACATCCCGATCCCGCAACCACGCACCGTAAGCAGCGTCGAGGATCGGTGAGAGTTTCATCTGCGCCACCACTCCGCCCTCCTCCAGCACGGCCCGCACCGTCTCGTACGACTGGAACAGGCTCCGCAGCTTTGACTCGGTCAGCGTCAGGTCGGATCGGAGCACAGCGAACTTCCCAGCGGCGTTCGGGATCTTCTCCGTCGTCTGCGCCCGCAACTCAGCCCACACGTCAGCCCGCCTGGAACCCGAATGAGTGTCAGTCATCGGTGCACCGTCTGCAGAATCGTTGCCGTGATGAACACGACGGTCATGGCGAGGTTCGCGAAGATGAACGAATCCAGCCAGCCCGCATTAAGGGTCAGGCTCAGCGCGAACGCTCCAAGCCATGCTGACACGCCTGCCGCGAAGATCGGAAGCATATCCCTCATGGGGTGCTCACGATCCGGCACCACGTCCGCCCGTTCCGCGGATTCACCCGGCACACCGACGGCACCACGACCGTGCGCCCGTCAACCGTCACATACACAACCGACCTGTACACGTACGGCCTGTGATCCCACCGGGCCCTGCAATGACAGGACGGATGCGCCTCCGGGCCCAGCACGAGCGCCCGGTAGTGCGGCGGCAACGCGGTCTGCCGGCCGTCCGACCACGCGATGATCCGGCAGATGCGGTAGCGGGTCGTGTTAGTCGGTGCCCACGCGATACACCAGCAGTGAAACGGGCTGTTCCCGATCGTCCCGCCGCCTCCGTGGACACACGCCATCTCAGGCTCACCATCTGGCTTCGACGCTGCCACCGCAGGAGCAGCCAAAACCAGTGACACAACGGCTAGCAGCAATAGCCTGAACATCACTTTCCTTTCGCTCGTAGTACGGGCTCGTTCAGCGCGTACCAGCGCAACGCGCGCCGGTGCTCGTCTGAGAAGTTCCGCTCGGCCTCGTCGGCGAGCGCTTGGATCTCGTCGCGGAGCGATTCCTCGACCCGCAACGACAACACGACTTGCTTCAACTCCTTATCCATACCGACAATGTATACAACGTATCGGATGGTGTGTCAACCTACGGGCCGTCCCACCAGCTATTCGGCATACCTCACCTCCTCCAGCACGCGCAACACCGCCGTCACGTCCGTCAGCGTCCACTTGATCCCGGCCCCGTCACACCGCACCGCGCACCGGGCTTTCAACCAGCGGACAGCCTCGTCGAGCGTCACTTCTTGCTGCCGGGTGCTTCCAGCGGTGTCGCCGCACCGATACCCGCATAAGCCAGAGCGCCGATGGCGCCGGCGACCACGGCGCTGATGAGGTCGTCCCAGCTGACACCGGGAAGGTTCACCTGAAGGCTGACTAGGACGCCGTACAGGCCGATCAGGACGCACTTCGTGACGTACTTGCCCGTGGGGCTCATCGGGTTTCCTTTCATTGGTGGTCTTCATCGTCGCGGCCGGCTCGGACGAGCAGCACCACGATCAGGCACAGCAGAACCCACAGGAGCGCAACAGGGATCAGCCACATTCCAGAATGCTCAAACTCCGCCTGAGGATCAGGTTTTGGCGTTGCGACTCGATAATCACGATCCGGGGGATCCCGAACACCGTCGCCTCGCCACGCGTGTCCTGCAGAAGCTGGTGCGTGTTACTGATATGCGTGTCGAGGTCTACACGCTGGATACACAGCGCCGCCAAAGCCGTGTTCACCTTCTGGATCTGTTCCGTGTTCGCATGGACGGCTCGGTGGTTCGTCGTGTACGCCAAAGCGAGCCCGCCGAGCAGGACGATGATCGACCCGACGAGCGCGCCGGCGAGGGCGCGGCCGTTCACCTTCCGGATGATGCGGTGCGGCACTTAGCCGCCGATCACGCCGGTGACGACGGACAGGGCGAAGATCAGCACGCCGACGATGATCGACCCGGCGACGGCCCACAGGGCGCGTTTGATGCCGTGGACTTC